AAGCGGCCAACGGTGCCAACTGGTCAGTTCCAGGTATGGCAGTGAACTTGAATAACCAAAATGGTTGGCCTATCACAGCCGCAACGTTTATAATTGTCTATGAATCTGTGTCTCCTGCCACCAAAGAAACTGTGAAGTTTTTTGACTGGGCTTTTAACAAAGGAGACCGAGAAGCATTGTCCCTGGATTATGTTCCATTGCCTGAAAAGGTCAAGAACGCTGTCCGTGCTGATTGGCAGCGTTTGGGATTGTTATAATTTCATTAACCTATAGGAGAAAATAAATGAAAAAATTAGTATTGGCGGTGGCAATGACCGTCGCAGGCTTGGCACAAGCCCAGAACATTCAGGTCTATGGTGTGGCCGGTGCAGGTGCTGTGAGTGGCACAGGATTCACTTCCAACAACAGTGAATTCAAAGGATTTGCAGAACAGTTACATAACAGCAACCGTTTTGGTGTCCGGGGTGCAGAAGACCTAGGTGGCGGCCTGACTGCCAAGTTCCAACTAGAAGCCAACTACAGCCTACGCACAGGCGCCATGGGCAAAGACTCAGGCGGCACAGGCACCACAGGATCCACAGTGTTTGATCGTGAAGCCAACATGGCCCTGGCCGGTGACTTTGGTCAAGTGCAATTGGGACGTGGCAAGAACTTCTTGTATCAAGTGGCCGATGAGTTTGATAGCCGTGGCAACTGGAATTTTGGTGGCCTCAAGCCCATTGCACGTTATGCCGGTTTCTACGGTGGATCAGGCATCAGCCGCTTTGACAACATGTTGCGTTACACATCGCCCGACTTTGGCGGCTTAAAGTTTGATGGCTCATACAGTTCAGGCAACCAACCCGGTGACGTGTCATACAAAAGCAGTTACAACCTGGGCGTTCGCTACACCACAGGACCCTTTGACGTGGCCTACACCAAGGAAAAAGCACGTTTGACCAACACAGTGATCAGCCAAGAAATTGACTTGCTGGCTGTGAAATTTGCAGTGACGCCCGCACTGACTGTGAACACAGGCTATGCTGAAACACGCAATCCCACCGCACAGACCACATACTACTCAAGTTCTAGCAAGGCCGATGGCAAGACCGATGCCAACACCTGGTTTGTTGGTGCCAAGTACAAGGTCAGCGATGCAGTGGGCTTGAATGCTGGTTACTACAATGTACAGGACAAAATCACTGCTGGCAAAGACGATGTCAAGATGACTGCTGTGGGTGCTACCTATGCATTCAGCAAGCGCACAGAAATGTTTGTGGACTATGTGGTTGCGGACCGTGGAGCCAGTGCAGTGAGCCCATTCACAGTGTATGACCGTTGGGTTCCAGATGGTGGTGGTTCAAACTATGCAGACAGCAAGTACAGCCAAAAAGCCTTTGCTATTGGCATTCAACACCGCTTTTAAAGCATAAACCGACCGCAATGATTGAGCGGCGCTGGAACTCGTAACCAGTACTAAAGGCCCACCAGGGCCTTTTTTTATGACCGCATGAGTTGGTCAGCAAATTCACGCAGCCTATGATGATGTCCACCTGCCCAGTGACCACGCATCCATGAATAACTGTCATACCAAAACTGCTCGGCTTCCGGGTGACAACCTATTAGGCCAATCCTACCCTGCATTATGGCCATGGCATCTCCGTTGGAGTATGTGGCCACTGTGGTAAATCGAGATCGATCACCCACAAGAGCACAACCATCATACCAGTACATGTGGTCAGACTCTCCCTGCCAGGTCACTGGCATATACTTGGCATGTGGTCTTCGTGTGTCCGACCGTGGGCGTCGCATGTATTGCACAGCATCCACTGAATCCAAGATGTTGAGATAATGTGACCCTGCCCAGTATGCACCCATGCAGATGCCTAGATATCTGCCGCCGGATCGCACAAATTTTTTCACAGCACGAGCATTGAGTTTGAACAGTCGATCATAGTTGTCAGCATCACCAAAACCTCCGGGCACTGCCACCATGTCAACATTGTCAAAGAACACATCTTCAACTTCGTTACGACTGAATATCTTGAATTGGAAATCTGCGCCCAAGGCTCGCATAATGCCATTGCCACTCTGTACCGAGCACCGGGGATCATGAATAAAAAGGGCTATGGTGGGTTTCACGGGTATATTTACCTACAAAAAATTCTGTGACCACAGTGTAACATTATTGTAACTGATTTTGATCTAAATACATTATGGAAAAAACATACCGCAGTATTTTTATCAGCGATGTGCACCTTGGCACCAAAGACAGCCAGGCCAACAAACTCAACAACTTTCTCAAAAACAACAGTTGTCATACTCTTTATCTTGTGGGAGACATCATTGATGCTTGGAAAATCAAACAAAACAAATGGCGATGGAAACAAAGCCACACCAATGTCATACGGCGTATTTTGGGTCATAGTAAGCGCGACACTAGGATTGTTTATGTGGCTGGTAATCACGACGAGTTTCTAAGACCGTTCATGCAATACAACATTGGTTTTGGTATGATCGATGTTGTAAATCAATTGGAACACATAGGTGCTGATGGTCGGCATTACCTGGTGGTGCATGGCGACTTATTCGACGGTATCACAAGACTGGCACCTTGGTTAGCATTGTTAGGAGACAAAGCATATGATATCATACTTGGACTCAATACCAGGATTAATTGGATTCGTCATCGTATGGGTTTTGGGTACTTTAGCCTTAGCCTGTTCCTTAAGCATCGGGTTAAAAAAGCAGTAGACTTCATTTTTCACTTTGAACGTAATCTTGTGGACTACTGTAGAAAACGTGGTTTTGATGGTGTGATTTGTGGACATATACATCATGCCGAAATCAAAATCATAGATGGCATAGTGTACATGAATGACGGTGACTGGGTTGAATCCTGCACTGCCTTGGTTGAACATCATGACGGTCGCTGGGAAATTGTTACATGGCTTCAGGAGACTGACAATGTGGTTGATGATATTGATAGCAGTACACATAAACAATCCACAGGATCGCCCCGGCCGAGTAGAATTGATTTTCCCAGATCAAAACACCTGTGAACGGGTGTTGCAGACCATGACCTATGAATTGAAATTCCGAAGTTTTCGAGTGGAGGGCCGATGCCAAAAACTATCCTCATAGTCACAGACAACTTACCTGATCAAATCAATGGCGTGGTTACAACCTATAAAAATATTGAGGCGTGTGCGATTCGCGACAACTATCGTGTTGTATATCTTGATCCCCGGCGGTTCCGCTACTTTGATTGCCCTGGCTACAACCAAGTCAAGATTGCCTTTCCGCGGAACTTGGGCAAGATACTTGAGGAGATCCGTCCGGATCATATCCACATCGCCACCGAAGGTCCTATTGGTTTGCGTACTAGACAATATCTTGACAAACGTCATTATAGGTACAACACTGCTTATCATACTAAGTTTCCAGAAGGACTTAGAACCCTGTTTGGTATACCTGAAAGCATTACTTGGCCTCTAGTGCGTTGGTTTCACAAACATTCAGGCAAGGTATTAACCACAACAGACACCATGGTACAGGAGTTGAGAACACACGGCTTTGATGGCGACATTGTGCCATGGACTCGTGGCGTAGATCGTGACATATTTTATCCACGAGATAGATTGCCTGCTCTCAGACCCACATTGGTGTGTGTCAGCAGAGTAAGCAAAGAAAAAAATCTTGATGCATTTTGTGCCTTGCCCTTTGCTGGTGCAAGAAAAATCATGGTAGGTGATGGGCCTTACAGGGTTGAATTAGAAAATCGCTATCCCACAGTGGAATTTGTGGGCTTCAAAACTGGCTCTGCACTGGCCGAATATTACAGCCTGGCTGATGTATTTGTTTTCCCCAGTCAATGGGAAACTTTTGGCATTGTAATGATTGAAGCCATGGCCTGCGGCACTCCAGTGGCAGCCTATCCCTGTCAAGGGCCTTTGGATGTCATAGACGAAGGCATCACTGGCTGCATGAATCAAGATTTGAAGCAGGCCGTAACTGATTGTTTATTCTTGCCACGACATCTAGTATGGCAAGGCAGTCAACGTTGGTCATGGCAACGTGCCTGGGAGATATTTAGAGACAATTTGGTACCTGTGGTTTAATAAATAAAACTCAGGAGAAGCCATTTATGAAAAATACAGCAATGGCGTTCCTATTCTGCCTAATCAGCACCATAGCCAACGCCCAGGAAATTGTAGATTTAGTCAAGCCGTTGAAGTGTTCAGATGCAGAGTCAGTCATGAACTACTTCACCATCAACTATCAAGAGACGCCGCTGTGGGTGGGCAAAACCACAACAGGCACATGGATCACACTGTTGGTGAACCGAGAAACACGTACATGGACCATGATTGAGTACGATGTCAAAATGGCCTGTGTGTTGGGTGCCGGAGAAACTTCTAGCAAGCCAGAAATTTAAACTGTGCGGTCTATATAACCAGTCCAGTAATCACTGGGTGTGTGGTCTTGATAATGTTTGACTCTTTCCAGCAAGTTGCTGTAAAAACTATCTAGTTCACCGTTCCACCGACCTGTGAGCCCTTGTATGGCATGCAAACAATACTCCCAGTTTTTATCACGATAGGCTTTCATCATGTCCGCATGTACCTTGATATAGGCCTCCATCATAGGAAAATCTGTGATTGGTACCTTTTCAATCACACAGTAACTGGTTCTCACCGCACCATCAGGTGGCAATACAAAAGTATCTAGTTCCAACACAGTGTAGTTGTCTGGAAGCGTGTCCAGTGCTTCGCCAAATATAATGTTCATCCCATTTCCTTTTAAATATGTATCATGAGTTTTGCATTTGATTTAATTTCTGACCTTCACGCAGAAACCTGGCCTGATTTTGATTGGACTGGCATGGCCAACAGTGCTTATTGTGTGGTAGCTGGTGACCTTGCACGTGATCGCGAAGTAGTAATGGACACATTGCGTCATCTTGCCGCATGTTATCAAGCTGTATTTTATGTGGACGGCAATGACGAGCATCGATATCATTATGATGATCTTCATGCCAGTTACGCTGATCTAGTTCGTCGCATAAGAAACATCCCCAATGTTGTATTTTTGCAAGACAATGTAGTGGTTGTAGATGGCGTCGCAATCGTCGGAACCAATGGTTGGTGGACTTATGATTTAGATCCATCAATTGATGCTGAACAAACTTCATTATGGTTTCAAAATCAATGCAAAGTCAATGCACAAATTGCTAAAACTGTAGGACGACTAGCCACAACAGATGCCACATACATGACCACAAGTATAAAAAAATTGCAGACACACAACGATGTTCAAAAGATCGTGTGTGTAACACATACTGTCCCTAATTCATGTTTGATTGCACACGACATTGGCCTTGCTGAGACACTGCGGTTCAACACCATGGGCAACGGATTCATGATGCGGGCGTTGAGCGCAGATACAGAAAAAAAATTGCACACTTGGTGTTTTGGTCACTACCATGGATCAGTAGATCAAATACGTAATGGTGTACGATTTGTCAATAACTGCCGGGGTCGCGGAGACACTGACTGGCGCCAGTACGTTTATCATCCACTGCGTATTATTGTGGACGATTAATTTACTGTTTCGGGTTCCAGTTTGATTTGCAGTGGGTACTGTTGAGCACGGGCACTCAGTGTAACTTCAATGCCTTTTTGTTCAGCAACTTCATAGGGCAGCACTGCCACTGTGGCTTGTCCTGCTTGATGAATGTCTATGGTGATCTGTTCAGCGGACTCTGGAGTGTAATCAAAATATTCAACAAGGCTGTCCACCACAAAATCCATTGTTGTTTGGTTATCATTCAAATAGATAACTTTGAACATAGGGGGCTCTTTTACAGCCTCTGATGGTTTGATCCTTGTACGGACGTCGCTCTGTGCCATTTCTATTCCTTGCTATGCTATGCTATACAATCAGTGACAGCAGAATCGCTGTCACTGTATTTACATTATATTACTCTTTGTAAGTAATCGCAATGGTCTTTGGTTTGTCTTGTTCAGGAACTTCGCGCTTTAAATGTACGCTGAGTATGCCCAGTTCAAGATGTGCATTGCTGATTTCCACATAGTCTGCAAGAGTAAACTCTCTGCGGAAACTGCGCTCACTGATGCCTTTGTGCAAGTACTTGGTAGTGGCATCTTCGTTGTCCACTGTGTCACGGCTGTGCTTGCCTTCAATGATCAAGGTTTTTTTGTCCTTGGTAACATTAAGGTTGTCGGGCCCAAAGCCTGCCACAGCCACAGAAATCATGTACTCATCATCGTTGATTTGCACAATGTCATAAGGTGGATAATTGGTGTTGCTTTGTTGGGCATTCACACGCATGAGATCATCAAACAAGTTATCGAAACCGATACCAAATTTGTGAATTGCGGGAAGATCAAAAGCGCGAAGGGTTAGAGTTTTTGTCATTTGTTTTCTCCTTTATTAAGCAAGATGACTTTGTTGGTAGACCCCACCCGGGCATCTACAACAGTATTTATTATAGCACAATCTGAAATTCAATTATTAGATTTTGGCAAAAATCAATAAGTTTTTGGTGGAAGTTGTTGACCTTCAATGTACTTGCGCCAACGGTTTTTGGCTGCACTGCGCTTGAGTTTGCGCTCGGTAGTGGGTTTGATGTAAAATTCACGTTCACGAAGATCATTTAACACCCCAGAATTTTGAATTTTTTTCTTGAATTTGCGTAGAGCTTTTTCTATGTTGTTGTCTTGTACCAACACTGATCTAGCATGCGGTTTATTCATTTATTTCTTTGAGCTCCTTGGGAATATTTACCTGTTGGGAGTCAATAGAAACAGTGTGGATTCCGTGTTTGCGATAGCGAGCTAAATTGTACATGTGTGGCAGCAAAACTCGTTCAAGTTCTGAATGCAAGCCTCGTGCACCAGTTTTGTTGGCAATAGTACGTTCTGCAATGAGATCCAAACTGTCTTCACTGAATTGAAGTTCTACTTGATCTCGTTGGAACAACCACTGATACTGGCTGACATAGCTATGCCGGACATCTTGCAATATTCGCACTAAGTCTTGTTTATCAAGTTCATCCAAAGCCACCCAACTAGGAAAACGTCCCACAAACTCAGGTATCAACCCAAACTTGATCAAATCTTCAGGTGTGGTTTGGTGTAAGTCACCTTGTTGGTCAGCCGACACTTCGGCTCTAAAACCAATGCTGGTACCACGCACTCGGCTTTTTACGATCTTGTCAAGCCCCACAAATGCACCACCAGCAATGAACAATATATTGCTAGTGTCAATTTCAATGGTTTCACCAGAAGGGTGTTTGCGCCCCCCTTGTGGGGTTATCCTACATCTTGTGCCTTCAACTAATTTAAGTAATGCTTGTTGCACACCTTCACCTGACACATCTCGAGTGATTGAGGCACTTTCACTTTTACGACTGATCTTGTCAATCTCGTCGATGAAAATTATGCCGCGCTGAGTTTTTTGTATGTCATTGCCTGCTGCCGAGAACAGTCTGGAAATTAGGCTTTCCACATCATCGCCTACATAGCCTGCTTCGGTAAGACTTGTGGCATCAGCAATTACAAAAGGAACATCCAGATATCGTGCCACTGTGCGAGCCAACAAGGTCTTACCTGATCCTGTAGGACCCAGCATGAGAATGTTGGTTTTCTCAATTTCCACGTCTGATTCAGATTTGGAAATTCGCTTGTAGTGATTGGAAATGGCTACACTTAGCACCATTTTGGCTTGATCTTGACCAATTACATACTGATCCAGGTGTTCCTTGATGGCTCTAGGATCCAATGGTTCATCTGTTATCTCTTTGGCTTTGATGGGTATCTCATCTTTCAACAAAGTCTGGCATAGGTCCACACACTCATTGCAGATGGAAACATCTGCTCCTACAATGAGCTTGGCCACTGAATCTTTGTGTTTGCCGCAGAAACTACAATTGTCTAATGTTTCAGATGATTTCATATTTAGATTGGTTTTACACGGCGAGCAATAGCATCAGCTTCTGCATCACTCAACATGTCTGGGTCATATTCTCCCGATGTGAGCTTGGAAATCAAATGCTCAATATAGGCATCGTCGTAAGTGTAGTTATCAGTTAAATTTTTGTCCACAATAATCCAGTGGTGTCCGTTGAATTTGTACAACACATTAGGCATTTGATCAACACGCATGAATGAATCGCCTTTGATGGGGGCAGCAGGAAACGCAATGCCAAACCCCGAAGTAGGCTCGCGTCCCAAATCATTGTCGGCTAACAAACGCATCCATGGCAATTCTCCTATACGTCCGGCAGCAAGTTTGGCACGTTCTTCTTTGATGGTACGATCTGGATTTTGACTCTTCCACTGTTTGATGGCATTTTTGATACTCTCTGGTTCGTCAACATCCTCGTCCATGTCCTGTGCAGGTTGAGCCACCATGGGTTTTAAGTCTTTGAAGTGATCAAAACCCCGATCTAGATAAGCATGTCTGGCACGATCAAATTCTTCCGCAATTTCTTCAACTTCTTTTTCTTCCAATGGCACTGATCGGAGTTGATCATACATCCAGCCCGGAGGATGTGGATCTTTTGATTCTTCATCAAACAACCCACTGGTCTCAACTACCGGTCCGGTGGGCATGTCTGCCTCGGCAGTGGCTTGTATTTGTTCTTGTTGCTGATCAGTCAGTGGACCGTCGTCGGCTTCGTAGGCTGGTTCAGTTCTAGGACGCAATCGATTCTCACGTTCCCATTTCAAACTCTCTGTGGCTGCCAACACCATCATGATAGCAAGTGGATCAAACACCACAACAAGTATGATGATCACCCAACGCACAGCACGTTCTAGCAAGTTTGCATCCGGATTGTCCCCGTAGATGAACGCCGCGATATACTTAATTGGCCCAACTTCTGCTTCAACTTTACGCACCTCGGCGGCAATAGGCGCACGGGCTTCGTTAAGTTCCGCAATGGACTTCTGCGACTGTAGTATTTCTGCTTGAAGGCGACCACGCTCTTTCTGCTGGGCTTTTCGAAGAGACACAGCCTTGTCAGCACCTTTTTCATCTGTTGAGCGGCCCAGTACCGAGTCCACTCCCTCATCCATTTGTTTAAGTGCTCGACGGTTGGCTTCAATGTTTTCCTTTTGGGTTTTGATCTTTTCATCATATATTGCTATCCGACTGAGTACATCTCCTGACACTAGACTTTGATCAGAATGTGCCTTGCTCAAGAAACCAAAGATACCCATTGACGTTATGACCATGAGCATGGCCACTGCCGGTACCAAATAAAATTTCATCAACAGTCTACATCTGTGCCAGTATTCATGCAACCATATGGTCACAGTGACCTTGGCCACTTCCAAGATACTTCCCATGATGATAATGGGTATAACGGCACTGGCAAAAATGGCAGTGAGGCCAATGATACTGTACCAGGCCGCCACCACACTCAAACTTAGTGCAACAAACAAGGTGATATAACTGAGAAACATAAGATTATTTATTGGGTGGTACTCGCACTTGGACGGCTAGTTTAACGGCCAACCATGTGGCAAACGTTGGATCAGGCACTTCAAACCAAACCCACATGCTACGGTCAATGTTCCATATCAATCCTTCCAGTCGGCGTTTGACATGGCTTTGGCCACGCCACTTGCCTATACCAAAGGTCTGGTTGAGTTCTCTAATAACTGCATACCAAGTCCGGACATCATCGAGTTGCACTTGAATACGGTGCATGACCAAGGGCGTTGATTTAAGAGAGTCGAGGGATTCAAACATGCTCTGCGCAGAGGTTCCAATTTCAACAGACATTGCTATCCTTTACACTGTTTAATTCTAAATGGGCATACTCCCCAGGGTACCAGCCCGGGTTTTGATCTGAAGCCAGATCTAGCCAGTGTCTCACCTACGGGATTTCCGCTTACAATATGCCACGGCCTACAACGGAACCGGTTTGAGATCTCGACCGTTGTAGCCATTAAGCCACCCACCTCCCTGGTCATGCAATGTTATTATACTGTGGGTGCTAGGCGTTGTCAACAGATTTTTTAGTCAATTCACACACCAGGAGAAACTGCTCGTAGGCCAGTTTCACAGCAGGATTGGTCATGAGTCGTTCTGCTTCCTCTTGCATGGCCTTGACACCGGCTTCGGCAATGTCTCTGGCACTGGCAACTTCCATGGTGTAGACATCATCGCCCAGGGCCTGGTTTAGATTTTGCCAGGCCTGTTGTTGTTTTTCAGTGAGTGGTTGACGACGTGGACGCATTTCGCTGGCCCGGCGCACTGCCTCACTCATCCGATCTTCGGCCACACGGCCTGCCGCAATCATGGGTGCCAGGGCGGGATTGACATTGTAGCGAGTGCTCTGCCCACCAGGGTAAACCATGATTAGGTGATTGCCATAAGGCAAGCCGTCCATGAGGTATTCGTCGTATTCTTGCACAGGCACATACCTGCGACCTACCTTTTCATAAAAGATTTTCTTCATGATAATTCAACATTGGCCATGAGTTGGTCCACGGGCACGCCATTTTGTTCATAGCCTTCCAGGATCATGTCCAAGTAATAGTTGCTGGGCGGCGATTCGCCTGACTGGTCCACAATCTGATACACTAGGGCTGAACATGCATCTGAGTCTGTTTCCACCAACACCGAGAACCGTGTGTAGTGCCAAGGGTAGCCTTCAAGCACATCCAGGGCATCAAGATCCCGTTCTGAAATTTCCCACAGCACACCATCACACCAGGTATCTGGTGCAGGTTCAATATCTGCCACGCCACGAAACACCAATTGATAGTTGGGCAGTCGTGCTGGACCCAGGCACACTGCATCTGGGCAACGATGCGCCATCTGTGTGCTGTTGGTGTTCATGCCATATGCAAAATATTTCAAACTTTTTCTCCTGCTTCAAAATCTCTAAAACGTAAAAATCTCGGGAATCTCAGGCTGTATGATCCGTCTTGGTTTTGAGTAACTGCATCAGCCTGAATCTCAACCAAGTGACCAAGTAAAAGATCCCGACTGCGCCAATACTCATCCCTGTCGCTATCAGACAGGCCGCTGCCAACATTAACACGGATATGTCTTCCATTGTCATCTCCTTCACAGATTATAGCACCCAACCGATTTAGATTGCGACCAGTGCCCGCCTCAAATCCCACAATGTTGAGATCCACTGTAATGGTGGGTTTCCATTTCATCCAGTAGTCGGTGCGTTTACACAGGTACGGAGCATCCATGCTCTTGATCATGATACCTTCAAAGCCGCCTTCCACAGCGGCTTCAGCGTAGCGTTGCATGATGTCATGCCCTTCGGCTGTGTCAAGGTCCACTTCCAGACCCGTCATGATTTGAATAGGCCCATCTTCGGGTAATCGGGCTCTGACTTCTTCCAACTGCTCAATGCGTTTGTACTGTTGCGCATTGTAATGCCCTTCTTGGAAACTGCTCAACGGTATGATGTCAAACACATGATACACCATGCCATCTGTCACAGCATCTGATTTGCGGTGTGCCTGTTTCATCAACTTCTGAAAACTTTCACCCACAATCTCACCGTCTAATACAAAACGGCCGCCATGTGGTAAATTAGAAAATGCCCGGAAATTTTCTTCAATGGCATCTGCGATCTGTGGAAAGTTTGCAAACTCTTTGCCATTGCGACTGTACAGTGTGACATCAAACTTGCCCTGCACCACAGCCAATACACGCACGCCATCCAACTTGCACTCCAGGCGTTTGATGCCCTTCAATTTCTTGGGTTGGTCTGTAGAATCTTGTGCCAGCTGACAAGTAAACACTGGAATACGCCACTCTGTTTTGCCCAAGACCTTGTTCAAGGTCTTCTCTGAAATGCCACATCGCAGGTCTTTGATCAACACACGTCTGCAGAGATTGTTCCACTCCACTGAGTCAAAACGTTTCATGGTTTCCAAGATGGCATCTCGGGCGCGATGTCCAGAGAATGATTGTGTGCGTAGGCCTTCCAGCAGTCCCCAAAACACAGGCCAAGGATTTTCAGCATGCTCAATGCCCTCGCTCTCAGGCACCTGTTTCACATGGAATGTGTAGAAAGGATTGTACGCTTGATAGCAGTTGAACAGAAAACACTGCGCATTGGCACTGCCCAACTTTGCAGCCATTAGTGCTTTTTCAATCACACGTTCTTTGTGCAGTCGGCTGTCAGAGCTTTCAAGATCTCTTATCCAATCGGCTGCCACAGAGATACCGTTGAATTGTGATTGTGTAAAGTCAATGTCATTCATATATTTACTGGCCTACCATGAAGAATTATAGAACACTTTCAAACCCAAGAACATTTCTGCACGGGCTTCCTGAATGAATTTCAAATCACTGGGTTTGTAGTAATCATCAGCACCTTCTCCAAAAAAGAATCCTGACGTTGGTGGCAATCGATTGTTTTGTACATCGTATTCAAGATTGTCCAAATCTTCAGCAGTGAGTTCTAATTCGTCACCGTTGAAGTCGCCCTCGCCACCGCGCTCACGCCACAGTCGTTCCATCCAGCCATGCAGGTTGGGATGTTTGCGCCAGTAGGCCAGTTCCCTGGGCTTGTTCACAGCAGAGTTAACCATCTTGCCTGAGTCTTCGTCCCACTCGGCGCCTTCGTAGAATTCATCTTGCTGACCTGCCTTGGCAGCCACATAAGCATACATATCAAGACCCACGGTTCTCTCCTTGTTGATGTCTGTATTCACGTCTAAGCCAGTATTTGTATTTGGCAAAATATTCTGCCTTGGTCATTGCTGGTGCATGACCTTCCCATGCCCAGCACTCCTCTACATGCTCTTGCCAAATTATCTCTAACCAGCGTCGAAATGTCATTCTGTACTCTCTAGTCAAGTGGAACATTTTTCATTGGTGCTGTACCAGTCCAATGGTCCATGGTCACACATATACCTTGGTATCGCACTCCCATTGGGTGCTCGCCTTTTTTGGGCAGTGTCTTAATTGCTTGCTCACATGCAGTTTTGGTAGGCATAGCTACAGGTATTTTGTCAATGTAGTTGCCGCCTGGACTGAATAACGCAATGAGTAATACCCATTCATTCATTATGCTGTCTCCAACATATTTGCAGGCACACGCCACAATACCGCACCGTCTTTGACTGTGACATACTTGATGGCAACCTTGGTCACAGTGCCTGTCACAGTGACACCACGTTTGGAGCTGTAAAACTTCACTGTGTCACCTTTGGTGAATGAGCGAATTTTTTCCTTACGAAGTTGAGCCTTGGCATACTGCACGGCGCTGAGTATGCTGGATAGCTCACTGTCAGTGAAACTGCCAAACATGATTGCGGAATTGATTTCTTTGATGTCTGTCATTTCAGTACTCCCAAATTTGAACACTAGGATCAATGCTGAGCAATTCTTTGGCACAGCGGCTCAATTGTCGGTAGCGACGATTAACTTCTGCTCGGGGCAGTTCACCATCGCAACTGAGGTTCTCAGGACTGAGTTTGCTGTCAATGATGCTGGCAATGCGTTGACGATCTTGTGCATTGGTCAAGCTCAATGGCTGGTAGTTTTTGTTGAACATTGAACTCCACTGGTTCTCTTGATCAACAAATGCTTGCAATGTCTTTGTGCTCATGTCAGGCTCCTTTGCGTTACAATATGTCCATATTATAGCATTTTGGCAATTATTGGTCAACCACCAAAAAAGGTAATACTTGAGTATTACATGCTCCAGAATGATTCTGAAGCAGGTGAGCAGAAGTTGGGGGTGTTGACATCTTCCCGATACTTTTCACCAGTCATCAGGTTAGTACGTTCAACCATACGTGGCTGGTAAAACTTAGTATCAATGATGCTGAGTTCGTTCACACTCCAGCCTGCTTTGTTGCACAGGCGAGTTCTAGTGGCACGAGCGGCACCAAAGGTCTTGTAAGCACGAGTCCTATTGGGACCGTCTGTAACAATCATTCCAGTACCACGAGCAATGATGTAAAACATAGTTGGCTCCTTTTGTTTACAATAACTCTATTATATAGAAAATCACAATTTTGGTCAACCAAATTGTCAGCCCTAGAATCACCAGCAATTCTGCCAGAGAAAACTTAGTACTATAGTATGCCTGTAGTACTTTTTGTTTAAGATGCATTATTTGGTTCATGCTGTATTGTAGCATGACAGCCATTTCGGGTCAAGTAGCAAAAAAGTGTTACTTTTTAGGGTCGCACTTGTGCCCGGGCTTGTGCTGGAGTATACTCGCTGTTGCTTAAGGTGGCCTGTGGTGGCACTGCATTGGGCAGGCTAGGCACTGCATTGTCAATTTTCAAATTCACTGCATTGATACCAGCAGTGTTACGGCCTTCACGTAGCGCACCCACCATGGCCTGTCCATATTGATTGGCAGTGTTGGCAATGGCCTCTAAAAATTCAGCGGCCATGCCCTGTTGTGTTTCTTGGCCATAGCCGCCTAGTGCTGGAATAAAAGCAGTAATGGGCAACTGTGCTCCAGCTGTGAGACTGCCAAAATTAATTGCTGCCAGGCTTTGAAATGTTGATTCATTGGCACTGTGCTTGACCATGGCAGTCCAGGCTGTGTTAAGTGCGGCAGTGGTTGTTGGCCCCATGGCAGAGATCACTACTCCAATCTCGGCATTGGCTGCTGTGATCAATGCTGACAAAGCAGCATCATAGGTAGCATACACACCTGAGGCAGGACCTGCTGGTATTGTAATAGTAGGTGGAGAACCATAGGTGCCTGTGAGCAAACTGCCCATGCGTGAATAAATTGTGGTAAGAGTATTCAAGGTACCAGCTGAGATCAACGTAGCCATTGTGCTGTTGACAGTGTCCAAATAATTGTTGTAGGGCAGTCCAGCAGCCGATCCAAAAAAGTCTGTGGTCAAAAATGTGCCATTGGGTCCTGAGCCTTTGGCCAGCTGAGTAAGATAGTATGTGGGCACTGCTGGTGGCACAGGTGTAGATGATGGGCCATTGATTAAATCAAGGCCTTTGAGTGTGCCAAGTTTTTTGGTGTAGGCCGCTGTTTCGGCTGCTGTTTGTGAAAGTGTGGTCATTGCAGTATCGCTGCCAATTGTTGTGTGGTGATACCACGTATGCCTTTGACCTGTTGATAGGCAATTTGCAATGCGCGGTTGGCCTGAGCCTGTGCTGATGGCACAATCTTGGCCAAGTCATCACAGCCCTTGGGACTCACTGTGCCAGAATTCAGTATGGGGTCAATTACACTGTTGACTGAGCCGTCGGTGTTGTAGATCAACACAGGCCCATTGGGTGTGGGCAAGGTCAAACTTGAGTAACTGGTAGGATACAGTTTGGCTGGATTCAGCAGATCAGCCATGGTCACAATGTTGGGTGTGGTACAGTCCAAGATTGACAGTACTTCGGTCAAACAATCACCTGTGACATTGACCAAGGCTGGATAGGCTGCTTTTTGCAGGGTGTCAAATTGATTCTGGGTGAGTCCATTTCTATTGAATAAAGTTTGAACATTGTCGTTCACCAGATCGGCAATGTTCTTATCTGACAAGCCTTGTTCTTTAAGTTTGGCAGTGACACACGGTGTAGATCCATTGATCATGTTGCCGCATTCGGCAAGATTTTGCAACAAACTGGCCGGTGTGCCCATCTGCTCCACTCGAGAAAACTTCACAGCACAACCTATGTTGGCTAAGTCAGCACCAAAGGCTGGAAACGCCAAGTTCACTTTGCCAATATCACCGGATATCAAATTGTTCATGCCTGTGAATGTGGGTCCAAGAAAGTCTGTGCTATTGACGTTCACTGCACTATTGATGATGCCATTGGTTAGACTGATGTAACCTTGAGCAGCACCAAAAGCCTGCGCAAATATTCCAAAGTCGCCGGAGCCTAGATAGGTACTGGCTGATGAAGTAATAGTGGAGGCATAACCTGAACTGCCCACAGACCATGACACATTGCTGGGCACTGAATCACCCAGGGCCGGACAAAAATTGCCGCTGACACTGGCGCCAATGGCTTTGAGACTGGCCAAAGTACCAGCACTGATGTTGGCATGGCTGCTGGCCAAATTGATAGCAGTCAGCAAGGTAGCGATTGGCGTCAAAGCATTGTAGGTAGCAACGTTGGTGGTTAATGTAGCATTGGTGGTAATAGCATTTCCTGAATACATGCCTACACCAGCCCATAGTTGTAAAGGAGTTGCTATTGATTCTGCCATTATCCTGCTCTCACATTGGGGCTTCCTGCCACTCGTGGATGGCCACACGTGTCAATATCGTTGTCTCTAATTACAGGCCTGCCGCCAGCACGAACTGTGCCTGATCCACCGGCTGTGACTGCTGAACAGTGTATGCCGCAACCGGGCTGCCCACAACAGGGATGAGGCGTGACACTGATTCCAGGTATAACAATCAAGCGACCGTTAACACGCACCGAGCCCACACCCGAAGTGTTTATACCCCCCGATGAGTTTGGGTCACCTTGACGTTGCACTGGTGGCATGTTATCCCATTAAGATTTTACTACGCACAGGCTTGATGCCTGTTGTGGCTTCCAAATAACTGTCCCCAACGTCTTCACGCACAGGAGCAATCATTGCCACGCTGTTTATATTTACCGTGACTTCTGACTCAGGATCTGCAGTAAACAATGAATTCATCAGTTGTATACCTTGCTGTCCAGGCACCACTGCCACGGGCTTGCTCAGTGTGTAAGTGTTTGCGTTCACTGCTGTGACTTTGGCCACAATTTCTTCACCATAGCCCATGCGCAAGGTGTAGGTTTTTCCTGCTTCAACCATTGAGTTTCTTTCTAAGTTCGTTAAATCCGCCCACGTATTCTTCATCCAAGAAGATCTGGGGCACTGTGCGAGCCGTTGGAACTGCTTCTAATAATTGTTCACGAGTCCAATCTTGTGAGATATTGCGGACTTCGTATTCAATGCCCTTCATTTCCAACAGGCTCTTGGCCTGTTCACAAAAGGCGCATTGATCTTTTGACCATACTATAGCTTTCATTTTATTCTCCTTGTTGTTATTTTAATGGAATTGATCGGCTTCAGTGGACGTTTTGTTGGCCACTGTTGATGTGGCACCCACTGCTTCCGCGATCAAATCAAAGTATCCCACACCAACTTCACGTTGATGTCGCACAGTGGTAAATCCACGTTGTTGTGCAGCAAATTCACGCTGTTGCATTTCTGAGTATCCTGCCATGCCACGTTGGCGGTATGCTTCGGCCAGTTCAAATGTGGCAAGGTTAGTGCTGTGGAATCCTGCCAATGTGATAAACTGAAATCTATACCCCAATGCGCCCAGTTCACGTTGGAATGTTTCACATTCTTCTAGACTCAAAAACTTGCGCCAGTTGAAACTGGGTGAGCAGTTATAGGCCAACATCTGATCTGGGTACTGAGCATGGATAGCATCGGCAAATCGTTTGGCCTGTTGTAGGTCAGGGGTGGATGTTTCAAACCACAGTAAGTCAGCATAGGGCGCATAGGCCAGTCCACGAGCAATGCAAGCATCAAGACCATTACGAAACTTGTAGAAACCTTCTTCGGTGCGTTCGTTGATCACAAAGTCACGGTCCAGTGGATCATGATCTGAGGTAATCAAGGTAGCAGCCTCAGCGTCTGTACGTGCCATGATCACTGTGTCAACTCCGGCTACATCTGCAGCCAGTCTGGCAGCATTGAGATTACGAATGGCCTGGTTGGTGGGAATCAAGACCTTGCCACCCAGGTGTCCGCATTTCTTTTCTGAGCTGAGTTGATCTTCAAAGTGTACGCCTGCAGCACCGGCTTCGATCATGGCCATCATGAGTTCATAAGCGTTTAATGCACCACCAAAGCCAGCTTCGGCATCAGCAACGATTGGCAGGAAATAGTCCGTGGTCACTTGGCCTTCGCTGTGTTCAATCTGATCAGCACGGCGGAAGGCATTGTTGATACCACGAACCACACGTGGCACTGAGTCAACAGGATACAGACTTTGGTCTGGATAGGTTTGCAAGGCTGTGTTGTTGGCCGCAGCCACTTGCCAACCACTCAAGTAAATTGCCTTTAATCCGGCCTTGGCATGCTGCACAGCCTGCTGACCATTGTAGGCGCCCAAGGTGTTGATATAGGATTCGGTGGCAAGAAGTTTGCGTAGTTTTTCAGCACCACGACGTGCCAACGTGTGTTCAATCTGCACCGATCCTTGCAGACGGCGCACTGTTTCTGGTGTGTAATTGCGTTTTTTCATATTATAAACTTGGTAATTCGTCGTAGTCAAGACTGTCACTCATGACGCCGATAACATAGTTAGTTGACTCATTCTCTTGCAGTGCAGTTTGTTTCTTTGATGTGTCCACGTGCTTCATGAACCAAGGAATGGGTGTGCTACGTGGTGCGGGTTCCAGATATTTGATGCCAATTTCTTTCAAGGCACTGGCAGCGGTGTAGTCCACAAAGTCTTTCAAAATCTGTGCGTTGAGTCCAATCACCGGACCTTTCTGGAACAAGTAGTCGGCCCAGGCTTTTTCTTCACGGATAACCTCCAGATACATCTGATACACTTCGGCTTCACATTCCACCCGGGCAGAAGCAAAGCGTGGATCTTCTTTCACAACTTGATTGATCATCCAAGCAGTCCAATCTCGGTGCAGGATTTCGTCTTGCAGGATTAAACTGATAATGTTGCCGTTGCCAATAAAGATACGATTCTCTACCATGGCCAGGCTGGTGGCAAAACTGACCATGAAGCGGAATGCTTCCAAGGCGTAACTGGCGTTGAGTGCCAACCAGATAGCACGAATGTGTGCTGCTTCTTTCACAGGAACTTCCAGTTCTTTTTCACAGTTGACCATGTGCAAGTGATCATAGTATCGACCCACTGAACTGGCCATGTCCACAATCTCTTTGGTGTCGTGAATGGTGTTGAACACATCCTTGGGCACATTGTAGATGTTGCGAATGATGTGGCTGTAACTACGACTGTGGATGTTGGTTTCAAAGAAACTCCAGTTGTACATCAGGGCTTCCAGTTCAGGTATGCCCACCACAGGAGTAAACACCTGTGCTGGTCCACGTCCTTGCAAACTGTCTAGTGCTGTTTGACGTAGTAGGTTTGATGTAAAGATGTGTTTGACAGTGTCTGAGGCTTCTTTGAAGTCATTGGCATCTTTTGTGAGTGACACTTCTTCTGGCACCCAAAAGAAGCCACGTGCTTCTTGTTCAAACTTCACCAGTTTGTTGTACTTGACTTCTTCAAAGCGTTGAATTGTCACAGGACCTGCAGGATCAAGAAACATCTTGCGATGTAGATAGTCGGTTTTGGTTGCGAGATTGTATTGGGCTTGACTCATTGTTACTCCAAATTATAGGTTATTCTTCCGTATTTTAAATCGTGTGTCACGGTGAGATTTTGATTGACACAATTTAACAACACAGGGTTTTCAGTTGGTCCCCAGTGTCCAGTATCAAGATACATCACATTTGTACCGTGTTGCATGCCAACTCTGGGAGTTAACAAAATCAATGATTGGGACCAGGCAGATGTGTCTATTTGCATGCGATATTTCAGTTGATCAAAATCAATAGGTTTGTCATTGATTGTAACTTTTTGGGTATCCACAGTGTATCTAGCCACACATGTGCCAGTGGCAGACATTCGCATGTGTGGTACCCAGCCCCATACGGTGTTTTGTTGTCGAGGGAAGTGAACAATACCTTGTACAAGTTCTGTTCTGTCTTTGGCCTTTACAGGGTGTTGATATTTTTTGGCCATCAAAAGATTTACAGCAGCAACAAATCGCGAATCAATATCTATGCCTGGGGCAAAAGTCAATGGTGCATCTGGTTTTACTTCTTGAATCAACCCACGGGCAAATGCCTCACTCACTGGTCTTGCATAAAACTCTAAAAACAACTGAGATGGTAAAAAGCAAACACCCGGATCACGCGGCATGCTGTGCCACAGTCCCTCGCCCCATAGGTTGCCTGTCAGGGTTTCAGTGAAAACAACAGTGGCATTGTGTAGGCCTTTGGTATGGTCGTATTCTTCGTTAATGAGATGCACTTTTTGTTGTAACCCCAACAGATCAATAATGTATTGCCCCAACACAAAACGGTCAGAATCTGATTCATAGGCCACCACGGAAGTTGCCCCATGTTTCAGTGCTAATACAGTGAGTAAACCTGTGCCAAATCCTATGTCCAAACATGGCTGACCCCACACATGTGATGACAACACATTGTCATAAAAGTCATTGCGTAGATAGTCATTGATCATGCTCAACAAAACCCCGTTGTGATGTTCAAAGTCAATACTGTGTAAAAAATCCATGGTCATAGTTTACAACTTTCGCAGTCTTCAACATCATCAAAGTCTATGGCAGCAAGTGGTGCAGCTTCTTCTTTGGCTGCTTTGGCACCTTGTTTGTTGATTAGACTGTAATAAAATGTTTTGATACCCCAGTGATGTGCTTGCATGAGATTTTTAGCAATCAGTGTGGTGGGTACTTTGCGGTCTGCAAAGTGTGCAGGATTGTAGAATGTGTTGGTGCTGATTGATTGATCAATATAGGCTGCCAATACTGCGGCTGTTTTCAAATAACCAATGCAGTCTTTTTGTGCCCACATCAGTTGATAACGATTCTTTAATTTGTGATACTCAGGCACAACCTGTGTAAGACTTCCGGCCTTGCTTTCTTTGACTGAAATTAGGCTCATGGGCATTTCAATGCCGTTGGTTGAGTTGATCACTACTGAACTAGATTCCACAGGAGCCACTGCCATGAGTGTGGCATTGCGTACACCATGTTGTTTCATGTTGGTGCGCAGAGTTTCCCAGTCTAGTTCTGGATTGAAGTCTGTGAGCTCGTTGACACCCTTGGCACGTAGTTCCCAAGGAAAAATTCCTTTGCCATAACGTGTCTTGTCTGAATCTTTGCATGGCCCACGTTCACGAGCCAGTTCCACAGTGGCTTCGGTTAAGTAGTAGGCTTGATGTTCCATCCATGACTTGACTTCGGCCAAGGCGTCTCGGTCTCCGTACCGGAGGCTGCGTTTGGCGTGCCAGTAGGCGAGGTTGGTGATTCCAATGCCCAAGGGCTGGATCTCGTCGTTGGATAGTTGAGACTGGATGGAGAGAAAGTCTTGATAATCAAGAATGTTACACAGGCTACGCTGAAGTATACGGCAAGCACGACGCATGTCCTCTGGATTACGGAACGCACCCCAGTTGATTGAGCCCAAGGTACAAAGAGCGATACGACCATCACGGTCATCCAGACGTTTAAAGGGTTTAGTAGGAAGAAGTATTTCACAGCAAAGGTTACTCTGGTAAATGGTATGATATTCAGGATTAAATGGACCTTGGTTCATGACGTTGTCAATGAACACAAGGTAAATGCGCCCAGTGTCAGTGCGCTCTTTTAGAATTCCACTCCGAAAAACTTCCTCTGCTGAGATAACTTTCTTGCGCAGGCCGGGTACACTCTCGTACTGGGTGTATAAACGTTCAAACCGTTGCGTGTCTGTGTAGAAAGCCTCATAAAGGTCTGGTACTTCATTGGGATCAAAGAAAGTAATGGATCCTTTATTTTTAAATCTGCGCCAGAAAAAAGCAGACAATACCACCCCGTAGTCCATGTGACGCACTCGGGTTTCTTCTGTGCCTTGATTATTTTTAAGCACGATAAGATCATCAAACTGATGATGCCAAATTGGATAAAAAACAGTAGCACTAGCATTGCGTATTCCACCTTGACTACAACTCCTTAAGTCACCAAACCACTTCTTTAGGAATGGAATCATGCCGGTGTGCATGATTTCGCCGCCTCTAATAGGACTTCCTAATGGACGTAAGCGTCCAATCTCTAATCCAATGCCAGCACGTTTGCTGGCATACTTGGCCATCATCTCACCGCTGGCAAATATACTATCGAGGTCATCATCGGATCGGATAAGAACGCAACTGCTAAACTGCTTAGTAGGAGTACCAAGACCGGCAAGCACAGGAGTTGCCAGAGTGAAAAGCCCATCACTGGCTGCTGTATAATATTCTTTAATGTAACGCATGCGAGCACTGTTAGGCTCTTCACTGTGGAAAACTGTGGCAGCGGCCACCATGTATCTAACTTGCGGAGTTTCATATATCTGTCCTGTGCTACGATTCTTAACTAGGTATTTTTCAATCAGTTGTTCCACTGCGGCATAACTGTATGACTCATCCTTGTCATGATCAATCATGGCCTGCATGCGGTTCCAGTCTTCTTCAGAGTACCACTCCAGGAGTTCAGGAGTGTACAAGCCAGTGGCCACATTGGTCTTCACGATCTCATACAAGTGAGGAGGATCGTATGAGCCATAGACGTCTTTGCGTAGCATGCTGAGTCGTTGTTTGCCTGCCACGTACTGATAGTTGGTGTGCCCAACGTCAGGATTTGATTCTACGTCAATGAGATCAACAATGGCACGTAGGGTTATACCGTCAATTTCTTTGGTGGTAATCCCATCATAAAAGTGTAACTGTGCTTTGATTTCTACCATGCTCTGGCTGACATCTGCCACCCCTGCACATACTTTGGCAATTTGTGCCTGCCATTTTTCCAAGGCGAGCGGTTCTCTATGCCCACTGCGCTTAACAACTGTGATGCTTTTCATCTTTTCCTAACGAATTTTTTGTTTTATTTGTTCTTGACTGACACGCCGTCTGGGGTTTATAGGTCCCAGGCTGATATTTACGACTTGATCTGGATCCCAATTCAGTATATATTTCTCTTTAGCAACCAGGACTAAATTGTCGCTTTGATACTCAATCATGCATACATCCTGTAGATCTTCACGGTCTAACATTGCTATAGTATACAGTATTCCCAGACCTCTTGCAACCGGACAATACTGATTGTCGCTCAGCAACTGCCATGGATCAGGCCAATCTTGTTGGTCATCCCAGTGCAGGTGATAGGCGCACCAGGGAGCACCAAACCACCAACTGTTGATTTTGATCAAGGCAGGCTCAGGGTCCAGTGTCTGACATTGCTGTCTTAACTGCGCCCAACTCTCCAGCCGTTCACTGAAGTTTTTTGGCCACATTGTTTTTAATAACTACGACCCAAATGTGTCAAACTATAGTAGATCTGCCCTGCGGCTCGACTGCCACTAGAAGTGTAATTTATACTCATAGTGCTGCCAACGTCGGTGACTGACAATGTAATGTCAGTGTCTGAATTTTGCACATAATCATCTGTGTAACTTAAACCATCGCCAGCTGAATCATCAGCATCATTAACCACTGTCAGAGTACCTGTACGTACAGACGTTTCTACAGTGATTGTGTAATCCATGCTGAATGCTTTGATCTGTACTGAACTCACTGTGAACAATGTGCTGTTTGAAGCGCCGGCTGTGAGTGTGGCCTGAGTCCCGGTTTCCCTAACAAAGCTGCCCATTTGGATCTGAGCGGCACTATCAACACCAATGCTGGCAGGAATTGTTTGTGAGCTAGAATTGAAAATTTTGATTCTTGGATATGTGCCACTGTATGTTGTGGTGCGTTGGAACATGTCACCAACACTGATGTTGTTGATAGCATCTATTGTAATTACTGCTGATGCAGGACTGGTAGTGCCGCTGAAATGGTTGCCAACGTCATAAAAGATGTTGTATCCAGAAGCATTCAAGCTCACTCCATTGATGAATATGCCTTCTTCATAGATGTTGTCAAATACATTGCCTATAAATTTTACACCAGTGGGACCGCCGTTGCTGGGTGATGCACCACCTAGTATAGCCCCTTGATACAGTGTGTCAAATTGACCGTTGCTGAACACACATCCTTGAATTTGTTGCTCGGTATTTGTACCGTAAGTAAATCCAGAAAATTTACAATTATCAAAATTTACTTGTTTGCATGGCAAACTCACTGTGCTGGCCCAGTCAACTGCACGAATATCATCCACAGTTGTGGTCAAATCAACCTCAGACAATGGTCCTGTAAAATCCATATTGCTGAAAGAACATTGTTGCGCATTTTCAATCAACAGACCGTTGTTAATCTGATCGGTCCTAATGGCCATACTAGACATTTCAATATTTTGTGGCGGAGTAGCACCATTGGTGGCAATATTCACTCCTGTTTGTTGCAAACTGTCCGCTGTCTGTACCACGTAACTGGGTAGTGATTCAGCAGCCCAATACAATGGATTTGTAATGACAATACCCGAGGCAGGCACAGGTGCAATACTTCTATAGTAGGTGCTAGTAGGCGCATAGTATACCAAGGTACTTGCAACATAGGCAGTATTTGCTGCCCAGTTTTGCACTGAAAAATTAATAATACTGCTGTTGGCACCTTCGCCATAGAGTTTGGCATAAGGAGGAATTTTAATTGTGTCTGTGACTAGGTAGTTACCTGCGGGGAAAAACAAACTTCGACGAATTGCGGTATTGGTTTGTACACAAAACAATTGATACAACGCTCGGTTGATGGCAGCAGTGTCATCTGTGCTGCCATCGCCCAAGGCACCAAAGTCTGTGACCACTGCATAACTGTCTAGTCTGCTTTGAATGCTTTGTGATATTGGTGATCCGGGCGTGGCACCGGTTTGTGCTGTGTAACCTGCAGCTTGACCTTTATAGGTGTATTGACCAGCAAAACTAAAAATGTCTGAAAATTCAGTTAAGATTTCAGTATTTCCAACAACAGGGGCGCCTTCTTCCAGTGTGCCGTTGCCAATAAACAGTCTACGGTCATCCACTGCCCAGCCCAGTTCAGCGCCGGCCAAGGGCTGAGGTAAATCTACTTGTAAACCCTTGCGGGCGGTGATTCTTGATATTTGTACAATTGCCACAGTGTGATTCCTTGAGGTATCACATATTTAGCAAGTAGTACCGTTCGACCTT